ATCCTTTAATGAACGTTAAAATATCTGAAATATAATCCATTCATTAAAAATAGAATGATTCAGTTAAATTATCAAGAGAAATTAACTGTTTTAATATTTTTAACTCGAACGTTAATATCTTTGTTTGGATATCTAATTTGATACACTTGTCTTGGTTCCGCAAAAATAGTGTCATCAACTAGTTCAATTTGTTTAGTTGCCGAATCAAGATATCTTTGAGATGTTTGAGAAGAAGAGTATTGACCACCAACTTTATTAAAAAATGTCATATCTGAAACTGAAATTACCCCATTTTCACTTTGAACTAATCTTCTTAATTCAGAAACATTAACATTCTCTCCCATTTCTTGGTTCGTTGGGTCAAAATAGTCAGTTATTATATTAATTACTTGAGAAATGATTGAACCTTGATTTTGTGAATTATCTAACACAACATCAACATTTATTGCTAAATCAATAACATTAGCACTTTCAATTGAAACATAATCATTAATCATACGATAATTTGAGAGATAATTGGCAACATTATTTTTTAATGTATTAGAAACTATTTCAGTTAATCGACCTGTTTCATCATAAGATAACATTTGAACTTTAATCTTATTATTCTCTTCTGTTATCGCAACTTTTGCCGGTGCACCAAATTGAGATGGCATTGTTCTTATAATAGATTCATAATCATTTATTGTAACGGCTCTATTTTGAGCAGTAAAGTTATATGAAACTAAATTTCTAACTTCTTCGGTTGTTGGGTAATTAGCCCCACCAATTGCCGCGGTAACATTATTACATCTTAATGAGTTAACCACCGTTGTGTTAACAGATGCTGACGGACCGTTAACAAAAAATGAAACTGTACCTATTTGAGTTATTACCCCAACCCCTAAATTACTTCCTGTCCCACCACCAATTCTGTATTGAACAAATAGGGTCGTATTAGGTTTTAAAGTACTACCTAATGCAAAGTTATTAGAATATTTATACAAATTTAATGGTTTACCATCTCGAGCAAATTCTCGTAATTGTTCATCAGCCGATTGAGTACCTCCACCAAAAGTCATTTTAAAGAAACCTTCAGGGGTAAATTCAGTTATAAATTTAGTTGCCGTGGCCACATATCTACCAACTTTAATACCCGGATTATCCGAAACTTTTGTTGGGTCTTCAATAAAAACTCTATCTTGAGCCAACGCTTGAACTTCTAACCATCGATTATCAACACCTAAAAATTCTTGATTTGAAGGAACATTAGCATATTGTGTCCCATCTTTCAATAAAACACTTGTAACACCTAAAACAGTCTTTTCAGGTAAAAATAATTCAAAGAATGGTCTTACATCATTTGCTGTAATAACTCTTTTAAAAACTTTGGTAATTCCATTAACAACAGTTTCTCGTTTAGTAATTGTATAATTTAATAATTTATTATTTGAATCAAAATTTGGTATTTTTAATCTATTTGGAAATCCTTCAGCATTTGAAGGCGATGAAAAATCAATATCATAAACTGTTTCAAATACTTGACCTGCACCATTTACTTGAGAACCTCTACGTAATATACCACAATATCTTAAATCTTCCTTATCCCCATAAGCAGGTACTGTTATTGAAAAATCAACTAACGCTACTGATGGTCTTTGACCCGGAACTTTTAATCCATAAGTCTTTGCAATATTAAAAACTGATGACCTTTGTTGAGCGTATTGTAAAACAGTTTCTTGAATACTTCTATCAATATTAAATTGAAGGTTATCCGTAACCGCAGCGTTTAGGTCTAATAATACAGAGAACACACTCGCATCATTAAAGTTATCAATTAATTCAGGATAATAAGTTCTTGTAAAGTTTATTAACTCAGTTCTAATTGATTGGAAATCTCTCGTAGTATACGATATTTTTTTATTTGCCATATTCTTTAAATATTTAGGATTACAAAATCACTAGCGTTAAACACATCGTTATTTATTTGATAATCTATTTTTACTTTTGCAGTATGTTCTTTAGTACCAATCCCCGGTACTCTAAAAACACGAGTATCATATTGGTCAACATAAGTACCTTTATCTTCTTCACCATCGGAAGCCGCTGTAATACTTATATTTTTTATTGTTATTCCCGGTATATATTCTTCAACCGCGTCTCTAATTTCAGCATCAATGTCCGAAAATGTCGGTCCATCTAATGGTTCAAATATAAATTCATACAACCTTGTTCCAAAATCAGGTAAAAAATATCTTGTACCTTTTCTAGTTAATAATAAATGTATTAAATCCGTTCTTGTTTCTTGAGTACTATCCGTAGAAAGGTCTAAATACTTCCCATCATAAGAATCCCTAAAAGGGAAATTAATACCATATGTTTTTCCATCTGCCATATCTATAAATATAGTGTCGTAATTATTTTTTATAAATACCCTTAAAATAAAAAATCACGACCTTAAGTCGTGATTTATATTCTTATTAAGAACCACACCCAAAACACTCAAATTCCGTGTCTGTTGGTTTTGAAGTTAGTTCAACTGTTGGTTTCTCAATTTGTTTTGGTTGACCTACTTTTGAAATGTCCACCGCCAAGTGTTTAGCTCCGGTTGATATCGCCTTTGTTCTAACATAATAACAAAGAGTTTTCAATCCTTTACCCCACGAATGGAAGTGTGATGATGAAATCTTTGATAATGTTGGATTGGACATATAGATATTCATTGATTGTGATTGGTCAATGAATGGTGCTCTGTCAGCAGCCATATCAATTAATTCTCTTTGAGATATTTCCCAAATTGTTTTGTATTTTGGAATTAAATGCTCAATTCTTTTAACTTTCTTGTTGTAATTTTTATCTTCTTGGTCAAGATAATTATTAAAGTTAATGTTTTGAATTGACCCTTCATTCATAATGATTTCATTTTTTAAATCTTCAGACCAAATACCTATTTTCTCAAAATCACTAATTAAGTATTTGTTAACAATTAGAATTTCACCCCCAACTACACGACGATTAAATAATGCCGAGTGAGCCGGTTCTGTCATTTCAAATGAACCTGTAATCTTAGCGGAAGACGCAACTGGCATCTGAGCCGTGAATAACGAATTACAAACCCCGTGATTGGACACTTCTAACTTAAGTGAGTCCCAGTCCCACATTCTACCTAATCCTTCATAATCTAATCCCCACATATCAAATTGGAATATACCTTTTGACATTGGTGAACCTTTAAAGAATTTGTATGGTTTGTATTCCCCTGATTTACATAATTCCATACTCTCTGTGATTGCAGCAAAGTAGATTGTTTCAAATATTTCTTTGTTTAATTGTTTTGCCTCTTCAGATGTGAAGATATAATCCATTAATACAACTTTGTTAAGTGCTCTAACAACCTTTCTAACTTCACTATAAAGTAATTTGAAGTCAAACTCTCCTTTAACAATAAAGTTCTTCAATACCATAGATGATAATGTACAGATTGCTGTAGTGGTTTCATCAGTATATTGGTAAATCTCATTACATAGGTTAGATTGTTTAATCACTCCAATGTTTTGATGATTTGTCTTTCTGTTAGCACTATCTTTAGAACATAAGTAAGGAACTCCTGTTTCAACTTGAGATTCAATAATTTTATTCCAAATTGTTTGAGCTTTAACTTTTTTACCTAAACCAAGTTCAACTGCTTTATTGTAGTTTGCTTCATACTCATCACCATACGCTTCTTGTAATGGTTTGATACCTGCTTTGATAATGTCGTTTGGACAGAATAGATACCAATCACTATTGTTCTTAACCGCATTCATAAAGTTATCCGGTAACCAAATTGAGGTAAACAAATCTTTTGCCCTCAATTCCTCAGCACCCGTATTCTTTTTGATTTCAAGTAAGTCCATAATGTCTTTATGCCAAGGTTCAATATAGATAGCCGCACTACCGGGTCTTCTACCTTGTTGATTAAAGAATCTTAACCCTTCGTTAACAATCTTTAGGTATTTTAATAAACCACCCGCAAATCCACCTGATGAGTTAATACGACTTTCTTTACTACGAATGTTAGACATACACAGACCAATACCCGCAGCGTCAGATGAATAAGTTGAAATATCGTTGAATGTTTGTAATAAACCTTCTCTTGAATCTCCATTATTGTATTTTAATACACAAGATGCTAGTTGAGGTGTTTTAGT